AAGCGCATACAGCGCATTTAACGGACACACTTTCCAAGTGGTTGAATTTAATAACTCTTATATATCTCTACAGGGATTAGGATTTAGTTCTACTTCGTTAGTAGATTTTACATTTACTGAGGTATTAATCGTAGATCTAGATAAAGAGAACAGATCTATAGAATCTAAAATCGCAGATGTTAAGGCAGGGTTAGTTCCTGAGGCTCCAGAAGCTTATGCCGATTATCTACTTCGCATGCGTAAGAGATTACAAGCCTACTGTATCGCTAATGGATTTGAATTTAATGTAGATTAAAAATTAAAGCCCTCTATTTCTAGGGGGCTTTAAAAGTGTATAATCATTTACCAAAGTTTGCGGAACTTTGTAAGGCTAAGCAAATATACACTTATTATTTTGTTAAACAAATATCCCTCTTATTTTTAAGAGGGATATTTAAGTATATGATAGTGTTAGAATGGAAACCTTTTTAAAAAAAGGCGCTCTACTTACTATTGTTCAGAGGAACGCCTTCCATATTTTAGATAAACAAATATAATAAATTATTTTATTCCTACAAATTATTTTTAAATGTATTAAGGTTAGGTACTCTAAATCTTCCGGTAATCCTCCAGCCTGTAAGATTCCTATCATCTTTAAATTTAACTATGGTCATGTCCCAGGCCGTTACTTCAAAGTCATATCCTAACTCACATTCATAGAGATTACGATCACACCCTAAGCATTCCAAAATAGGGGAATATAATTCCTGCCATAAGCTGCTAGTAATGTCATGCCCGGGGATCTCATTAAAAACATTTTGCCCTATGTCATCTCTTTGCTGTACTACAAATAGGGTAAACCTATGATCACATGCAGCATAATTAGATAGCCCTGTAGCGCTATTCATTTGGTAGTAAGATGATACCTGATAATCGGTAACAAAGACATTTAAGCAGCATTGTCTATCCTCTATGGCTTGCTGGTTATTCATAGCTGATTCTGATAATGGGGCTCCGTACTCCCAGCAGAACCCACATTTACTCACAGAATTATAATGTTCTGTCAAAGCTTTAAAGTAATCTATTATCATTATTTCTTAGTATTAGGTTTTGGTTTAGTTATTTCTGCGTAAGCCTTCTGGATCTCCCGCTGTACCTTCTCTAGCTTAAGCACCTCATACACTTTGTAATACGGTAATTGCTCAATAAAGGCATGTTTACTCAAATCATTTAATGCAAGAGCATGGATAGTAGCAAGAGCTCCAAACTCGTCTAACTTATGTACTCCGGCTGCCATCATGTGTGGATCCGGATCCGATTTGAGATAGTGCTTTTCTAACGTGGCAATCTTATCATGTTGTTTTTTAATCCATACCATGAAACTAAAAATATCATTTTGCGTAATATTTTTAAGCTTTACATTCTCATGCTGGCAGTTAAGTAACATCATGATAGCCTCAGCATGCAATTCCTTTTTCTGGAGGGTTATCATATCCTTTCTCACAACCCCATAGGGCAAATCCGTAAAAGGTAAACTCTCGTAGCCTCCAAGAGAATTAGATCCTTTACCATATTTGAAAATATAATCTATTTGCTCCTGAGTTACACCTGCCAGATTAATAACAAGAGGGTTACTGTGATTCACCGTAACATCGGTAGTACCGGGGCTAGGTTTCTTTTTCCTGAATAAATTAAACAGTCCCATACTATTTACGTTTTCTACGATTATATGTTACTCTACCTGAAGCATTTGCCCCCCATTTTCCAATGAAGAAATATCGAATGGCATCTATACAATGGTTGAATGCATCTATCGGGACGGTTCTATCTTTATCTGACCACTTCCATTTACGAAGCTCTCCGATAAGATTTAATGATCTAGAAGTTATTCGCAGAGTAACCTCCTGGATTTTCTCGATACCATAGGCGATGGTTTCTTTTTTAGGCCCCGAAGCGTTAAAGCCTGCATTCTGTAGTTCCTTAATTTTGGAGGGTTCTGCATTATCACAATACATAGGAAGCTTAGGATTTACCCCTGCTGCCTTCAATAGCTTTACATGATCTGGGGTAAGTAAACCAGATTGGTATACCAACTCATCAATATATATCATACCATCATATCGATAAATAGCTACAGTAGTAGTAGGATCCGGGCCTCCTTTACCAAAGTCAACCCCATATCCTAGAAGTTCAGCACCCGGAGGAATATTATCTACCGTCTTCCAATCCTGTAGGATGGTACCTTCCATAGTACCTACTTCGCCCTTAACATATACCCGACACCAGTTAGCCCAATAGAAGCTTTTAATATTAGGGTTCTCCATAAGATTGCCCCTGCCATCTTTTATTTTATCGGCCCATTCTCCAGAAGGATTATAAAAGGCTTTAGCCATTTTAATGTTAAGGTCCTCTATAGTTTCCTCAGGGCATGCCTCATTATCCAGATAAGTAAGCTGTAGAAATTCGCTGTTAGGTTCTAGTAATACTTCGGTGTGTGCCCAGAATTCATGATCCGGATTATAATCTATCCATACTTCCTTAGATCGAATCATCAAAGCGTCTGCTATCTCATACCCAATATGGTTAGCCTCATTTAGGAATAGGATATCTCTCTTACCCGCTGCCTTAGCTTTACCTATGGAGTCAAATGATTTGAACTGTATTCGAGAACCGTTGGCAAAAGTATATGTTAAACTGGTAGCATTCCAACGAGCATCAGCCCAACGGAAGGTATCCTGCATAACATTTTTAAAGATGTCCATAGCTCCCTCTCTAACAGCAGGAAGAGTTTCGGCTACTACAGTAATTTTTAATCTATCAGTCTTGGCAGCTCTATCTATCAGGACCGGAATAATACCATATGTTTTACCCGCAGAAGTAGATCCCTGTACTACTTTCTTACGGGCTTTCATAGCTAACAGCTTATTGATGGCTGTAGTTCTTAAAAATCTACTGGCTTCCATAATAGCAAATATACAAAAATCCCTAATACACACAAATGTATTAGGGATATCACCAAATCACATATAATATGAAAAAATATTTAATCGCTCCAAGATGATCCGCTGTCACTTGACCCACTATCATAGCTACTATCTGAGGATGAACCGGAATCCCAGGATCCTGATGCTCCCCCTCCCCCGAAATCTCCACCATTGCCAAAGCTTGGGCTATCGTCAATAGTATGACTGGTATGGTATAAGTTATCAAATGAATCATTACTCATAGTTTCTGATTCAGTCCATATAAATCCATCATTGCTGCAAGCTTTTAGGATTGGTTCTATATAATTACCTCTTTGGCTATGTTTGTAGGATTTGCCTGCCTTTCTATCTCCTTCTAATTTAAGTGCATAGTCTAAAGCAGCTTTTATACTTTCATCTTCTAGAGGTGAGCTATCTAGAAGTATAGGAGAGTGAACTATTCCCGCTTTGTCGTATTTGGTAGCTCCAGTATCTAGATCTAAGTTTTCTGAAGTAACAGGGCCTAATTCATTTCGTATTGATTCAGCTTCTTTACTGATAGTCTGCCATAAAAGTCTAAGTAGATAGGTTCCTAATCCTACAACGCCAACTATAATCAATATTCCTTTTACTATTTCCATGATATCAAATTTTAATGGTTCCATTGAATCTCAATAAGTTCAATAGGATAAATAGGCAAGTTCCACCATCTAGCATTATCTGCTATTCTGCCCCAATACTCTAAACCTTTTACTGATTGACCCCAGCTAAATGAACATCCTATGAAATCCTCCAGATCATCAAAAGGAGTGGCTAGCCAATCCTGAGAAGAAAAATGAGATCTGTTATATCTCTTAAATTCTTTCATCCATTCCCTACGCTCAGAGCGTGACAGTTTTCTCAAATAATAGTATCCTGTAGCACCTTTAACTAATCTGGGAACTTTTCCCATGGGATAACGTTCTTTTATCAGCTGGTCCTTTACATAAGGGATATCTGTTAATGATGCTATCCCCACTGGATTTAACATGCCTAACTTTTCTAAATCTATGTAAGCCTCTGCCAGGGTATCAGATTTGAACTCATGCAAAGAAGAGGCTAACGGGATTCCATGTATGCCTAATTTTAAATTATTTTCCATTGGTAAAAGATTTTAATTGTTAACGGCCAAATGGCCAAGGTGTGAGGTCTTTTAGCTTATCCTCCTTACTATTCGTGGTGATCTTTAACACGGGTTACACCCTTTACCGTACCTTTGTCAGACTGGCAGGATTTGAACCTACTCGCCCATGAGCTTGCTCTATCCAACTGAGCTACAGTCTTACCGCTTAGCATTGGGGAGCCCTAAGCTGGCCATATTCTATTTTTTAATATGTATTGCTGATCGTGGTACAAAATATTTCCCTGATAATTTGCTTAACTTCTTAGCTTTAGGAATCCAAAGATCAATATTAGCAGAGGAGCTATTATAATCTCCGGACTGGAAAAATCCATATGCAAAGTTAAAAGCTTGACCTTTGTTTTCCGCTATTACCTCCACTTCAAGATCAGGAGTATTATTTTTCTTAGTTCCTTTTAGTTTTAAAATGTAAGTTTTCATATGCTTTGATTTTTAATTACACTTCAAAGATACGAATAATTTTTAAACTACAAAATATTTTATATAAAAATTTAAAAATATTTTTATCTTATGGCGTATCCGGGAAAAGTGGCTGCTCTTGAATAAGCGTGTTCTCGGTCTTATCTGTAAGCCCGAGGTCTCTAGCTATGATATTTTCCTTAAACGCTCCTACAGCTGCCCCTCTGAACTTCTGATCAAACATGGCGTTCCGTATCCGCGCGATGACATCCGCATACTCCGAGTATCTGTTATCCTTATTCGACTTATAATCATCCAGTTTAGCAATAACAGCCCGTTCAGATAAGAAATCCTCAAAGCCTGCCCAATTGTAAGGCTGCACATTTTCCAATGTGATGATCCTTCCTGCTGATTCTCCTCCTCTGATAAAGTCCTGTCTTTCTGCTGGCATTTCATCCACCATTTGAAAATAATCACAAGCTAACTCCCATAACTGCTCAGGAGATTTTAAATTTTTAGGCCGTCCAGTGTTTTTCCTCCACTCCCAGTATCCTAAGTCGCCTCGTTTCATAATGTAAATTTTTATCAAAAATAGAAAATTTTCCAAAAATAACCTCTAAACAATAAATAAAAGTTATTGTTTAGAGGTTAACCTATTGATTTTCAGTACAGTTACAAGCCAAATTTAGCTATTTTAAACAATAAACAATAAAACTTCCACACCCCTATATACGTATATGCGTTTTTACACGGGATTTTTACAGGTATATATACATATATTTAATTATATAAAGTTTTACTATATTTATTGTTTTATTGTTTAGATCATTGGTAACCCCCATGAATAAAGAGGTTCTTTCTAAACAATACATTGTTTAAACTTGTTTAAACTTGTTTAAACTTGTTTAAAAATGACCTGTTTTTCATCTTATTTTAATATTAGAAAATCTTGCGTAATATTAGCTAATATTAGATTTTGAGTAAAAAATCCCCGAAATGCTTCACAGAAAGTTTTACCAATTTTATTGTTTTATTGTTTAGATCTTCTGTATCTGCCATTATCAGGGACTTTACTTTTAAACAATCATTGTTTAAAATAGTTTAGTCTTGTTTAATTTCAAATCTTTCGATCTTATCAGAATTCCATTTAATTTCTAAAAATCCATTACCTTTTGACAGCCATCTTCTAAAGGCTTTAAATCTTCCGGCTTCCGCATGCAATAAATAATCCTTTTTCCTATATGGGTCGTTATAAAAATACCCCACAGGCATGCTATTTAGAATCTTATAGAGTACGGGATTAGAATACTCCCATTTTACCTCTACACCGTCTATCAATTCAGTATCCATTTTATCCTCTTGGATCTCCTCAGGTATAAAAATAGCAGGTTCACACGTTCTTTTCTCTCCCTCGAAAGCCTGAGTTACTTCCCCCGTTTCAGGCCTCATATCACACTTGACCGAGTACATCACCTGGCATCCCCCTATTATGATGTGCTGCTCTTTAGTACCTACTTTATAGCAGTAATTGGAGGTTACCCTGTTCGGATCCAAGCCTATGACATCCTTAGTTTGGATTATTTGAACATCACCCCATACAGCTCTGTACTGCTTACCGTCAGGGGGCATAAAACCACTCATGGGTGGTGATTAAATATTTACCTTTCATACTCATGTTTTTTAGCGTTGTCAAATAATGCAAAGTATTTCATGCCGTCTGTATGGGCGTCTAAGAAAACCATAGTAAAATCTTTCCCCTCATATACGTGCTTTTCGTAAAAACGTTGACGATAAATACTACCCAAATAGCATTCTCCTTCCTCATTTTCCGATTCCTGAATAGATGAGGCATATTTTACTTCATCCCCGTCAAGGGCCCAAAAGTATTGAGTATTATCTGAGATGGGGCAAACTACCCAATCCTCTGTAAACCCTACATGGTCATAAATAGCCTGTAGGGCTTGCTCATAATTTTTAATTAGATCCATATTCTTAATTACTTAAAGTTACCTGGCCATCGTATAACTCCACCAGATCCTTAGACGTTCCGGGGTATAATCTCCCAGGGATATAAGTCTCTAATGTTGAGGTGTTAAGGATACACAGTGCCAGAAAATCAGTTTCTGTAGACATAGTAGTCTCATTAATAAAAATGATAACTCCAGTTTCTTCCCTGGTATACCTCAGGGCGTTGGGGATGCTCCAGTCAATAACTGGTGCTGCTACTCTTGGTGTTAATTCTACGTTCATAATTTCCAATATTTAGATTTATACGCATCATAGCGCTTTTTTAATTTACTATCTTTTGCCAGATATCCTGAATCTATAATGGCCTTCAGTACTTTATTGTCTGCCATCATTTCTGCTACTTCTGCATTACGCAGATACATTCTATACTCTGTAACCGTTATGGTAGTATCATTAACTGATACCCGGGCTTCAATGCAACCCATTTTGAAAGCTGCATTTACTTGTTTACTAGGGGTTGCTCTACTCATATTTATCGAAATATTTAAAACAAATATCCTGGGTAGCACATATGAGTAAAACCAAAGGATAAAGAATGAAGTAAACCCAAATAGGAGTCTCTCCATCAGCCATCATTATGGGCCCTGCTATACCCAGACATAATATTATAATAGCTGATACTCCGTAAAGCATCATAAGCATACGAATTAAAACTTTCCTAACCATTGTATAAAGTGTTTAATATTTTAGACTCTATCTCTATAACTGTATCAGAGGAGTATAATTTAAAGGCGTTCATCTTACCCTCTTTGTATTGTTCCACATATATCGAGGATCTTCTTCGACCTGTTAATTCTGGGATTATATTTATAATCCGATCTACTCTTACTAAATGGTGTTCGTCTTTCTCTATCGCTGAGAATCTCACGAACATTGGTTTATTATTTTCTACCATAACGTTTAATATATTTTTTAGTTGCGTTCTTTTGATTGATAGACCAGACTACCACTCCATCAGGAAAATGGAAAGGTTTTAACCCCTGCGCTCTGTGTTTATCTTCCTGAGACATAGGAGTCAGGTAATGGTCTTTTGCTTGCTTCAGAGGATTATCCTTCCCAGTTAATAATCCCGCAAGCCCTAAGGCTACAGCCGTCTTAAGTTTAATATCCTTTTTCATAATCTTTAAAATTTTCAGATAAGCCTACCCATATTTCCTGATATAGGTATTTAGTTCCGTTTATAGTTATAAACTCAGAATAAACCATAGGAGATATAAAATTGGTTAATTTGTCTATTCCTTCTCGTATAGCTTTCTCCCTCATTACAGGATACCCGCCTATTTCTGTTTTTATGCATATTTTTTGCAAATTATTTTTGTATATTACTATGGGATCTGGCATAGACTGAATAGGAGGACAAGTAGATAATTTCTCCCACTTTTTAGCATTCTCTAACGCTTTATTAAATAGCCCCCAATATTCCTCTAGTTTCAAATTCTTTTCGATAATTAACTCCCTATAAATTTTATTAGACCCTAAAGCCCCATTTAAATCTATATTTAATTTATCTACCCTTATAGACCTATTTACGGCGATATATAACGTAAATGCCAGTAGCCCCCATGATATTAATTCAGTTAGTGATTCCATTGATATTATTTATTAAAGTTGTTATTAAATTTAACCGGGGAGTAAGTAGCCCCGGACCTATACCATTATCTGATATTAGTCTTCTAAGTACTTCACAGTCAGAGTCTGACATTTTCCCCTGAAGATACATATCAGTAATTGCTAATTCTAGATCTCTCCTGCACCCATTGACATGTATAAAGTGACCTAATCTCCATAATAATTTAGAATGCTTATTAGATCCTGTAAGCTGCCACATGCTGCCAAAATCTATACTAATCATCAGATAATTCTTTTATCCATTTTCTAAGAATTTCCATACGGGTCCTATCTTTGTCTACTTTATTGAACTGATCAAATATTCGATTTATATCTCTTCCTAGTTCTGGAAATGCATGCTGAGTATTATACCATCCCCAATACTTACCATCAGGGCCGTATGATAAATAATTGTAAAGATCCCACATAATACAAGGAAGTACCAAGCATAACCCATCCGCGTAATCCCCCTCAGTTCCATCCTCTACGTCCCATTTTCTTTGCTCAAAATATTCAAGTGCTTCGATATAAGTTTGCAATCTGATATCAGCTGGAATAACTTCATTTAAATTTTTAATGTGTGTATTTTTCATAAGATAATAATTTTAATATTGGTAATCAGTAATAAACCCTAAGTAATGTTTTGCCCTTGTATAAGCTACGTAAACTAAATTACGTTCCTGTTCTGCCATCCATTCTATCTGCATACTTTTAGCATGCATCATCTTTTCAGGGCAGAGGATAAATACCCTATCACACTCTAACCCTTTGGATTTATGTATGGTAGATAAGCAAATACCCTGATTTTTATCACTAAATATAGTGAGAATTCTACTTACTACAGCTGAGGATTTAGTGATACCTTCTGCTATAATTCTGATAGCATCGACTTTATCCACGTATGCCTGATAGTCTGAGGATTCCCGCGCCTCCTGTAAGCTGCATCCGGTAGATTTAGAATACTTAAGTGCGATCTTTGCCAGCTCCTTTTCCAAAACCTGCATAACATCCTCCATATATTCCCGGTTTGTGTTCTGTATCATTCTAACCAGATTGGCGCCTATATCTCCTCCTTTAATGTAAGCCTTAACTCCTTGCTTAATATAATTTATACATACATTTACTAGAGGAGAAACTAATCGGCAAAGGATCATATCGCCATCCTGTACACTCGATAATTTAGCCTCTCTATCTACTATGCCCGAATGTGCCCCTTCTCTGGCTTCGATATGAGGAACAATAGTCTTAGCCAGGCGAATGATGTCCCCATCACATCGATAACACACGGATAGAGGAAGAGTTACCGTATCCGGTAGATTCTGTAAAATTCTGAACGATTCAATATCAGCTCCTGCAAATCCGTAAATCGCTTGCTGAGGATCTCCTACTGCTATGAATCTTCCCCCAGGTTTAAGACATTTTAGAAATAGCTCCCTTTGACAGGTATTAAGGTCCTGGCACTCATCAATGAAAACCCAATCATATTGTGTTACCCGCATCTTTTTTATGATAGGGAAGAATATCATATCTGTAAAATCTATCTCATCCTCATTTTGTAACCCCCATTTAATAGCCCTGAACGCATATTTAATTTCATTGCTTAGTAAATGTATATCGTGCTTAGTTGCAAGTTCTTTGGCTCGTTCCTTATCGTTACATAGGTTAAGACGGCAAAGGTCAATAAGCTGAAAGATATTAGATTTAAACTCTTTACGTTCAGCAGGTTCTAAATCCGTATCCGGAGTAAGGAATCCCTGAGCATCTATACTATGGATAAACTTCTTATACTTATCGGTATTAGTTTCCACATCCCATAGAGAACGATTAACCGCAGAAGCGCCCATACCATGAAGGGTATAAATCTGGACATTTGGCATGTTACCTACTTTGATCTTAAGTTCCTCTACTATAGATTTATTGAATGCCAGAAATAAAACTGTCTGATGAGGTGGAATCCTCTTTAAAGATTCTACCAAAGTAGTAGACTTTCCAGATCCCGCTACTGCATCAATAACAGCGTTACCCGTGCCCGACTCTATGAAGCTGTAAACAGCTGCCTGATATTTTGATGGTGTGTACATGATTTATTTATTAAACCAAATTACATGAGTAAATTCAGGTCGGTGTTCAGCTGTCCAAAACTCATCGGGATCTACGGGAATACTAGATTTTTTAGATTCTGTAGCATAATACCCCCTACCATCTGAATCTATTATAGTTCCATCCTCACACATTTCTGAGAAATCCTCAATTAAATACAGATCTCCGTATTTTGGTAAATCTGTTAATGTATAATCTTTTTCTGATTTTTCATTAAAAAGTTTCATAATACTTTGTTTTTAATTACATGTCAAAGATACAACTTAATTTCAAACTACAAAATATTTTTTATAAAAATTTAAAATTATTTTTTTAATAAAAGAAAAAGCCCGGAAAATTCCGAGCTTAAAAACGTAATTAAAACCAATAGCACACAGCTATTTTAAAAAAATTTTTTAAGATACTTAGACACCAGGGCTTTCACAGATTCCATTAAACCGTTTTGACCTTTTTCTTTTCGATCTAAATTCTTTACCACAGAATAGTCCTCTGTATCTTTGCAAAGGATACGATTAATAATAACTATCTGATCCTGCCCCTGCCTGTGTAGCCTGGCGTTAAACTGTTGGTATAACTCTAAGCTATCATTAAGGCCAAACCAGGCGATAACATTACTCCCCTTCTGTAGATTAAGCCCATGCCCTCCAGAGGCCGGATGCATAACTAGCATGGGAATTTTTCCGGCATTCCAATCTTTAATATGTTGATCAGTCTTAAGGTGTACCGCGTTTTTAAATTTCTTCAGGATCCTATCCCGGTCATGTTCAAAACAGTAAGCAACTAATATAGGTTTACCATTAGCCTCCTCTACAATATCCTCTAGTGCGTCTAGCTTCAGATTATGGATATGATGTACTTGCTTATCAGAATCATATACCGCACCATTAGAGAATTGTAATAACTTACTTCGTAAAGCTGCCGCATTAACGGCCGTAATCTCATCCAATCCGGAGAATATCTCCAGTACTGCCTCCTCTTCAAACTCATGGTATTTTTTCCTAATATCGGGAGGAAGATCTATTACAATATCATTTATGATGGGCTCCTCCATATCCAGATAGTCCTCTTTCTTCATAGATATTACAATATCTTGAATTAGTTCCGGTATGCGTTTCTCCCCATATTCTGTGACATCATATCCCCATCCGTTATATCTTTTTTCAAAATATAACCCTCGGAACTTGGTTACCGTTTTATGAAGTCTTTCTCCCTCATCAAGTAAATATATCTGGCTCCACAGATCTATAAGTCCGTTAGGGGCGGGAGTTCCTGTAAGCCCTACTACTCTATCCACTGATGGAATAGCCTTACGAAGAGCTTTAAATCTCCTAGAGGATGGGTTTTTAAAAGATGATAGCTCATCAATAACTATCATATCGAACGGAAGATTATGACCCCCATACAATGCGCACAGCCACGGGATATTATCCCGGCCTATCGTATAAATATGAGCTTTATTATTAAGTGCTTTTAATCTTTGCTTTTCGGTCCCTATTACCTTTGAAATAGTAAGACTGCTAAGATGAGCCCATTTACTGATTTCCGCATCCCATACACTTTCTGCTACTCGCTTAGGGGCTATGATAAGTACCTTCATTACCTCCAACTCTTGAAACATTAGATATTTTATAGCGGTGAGAGTAGAAACTGTTTTACCTAATCCCATATCCAGGAACAAAGCCGATCGGGAATGATCTATAATATGGTCAACGGCTTTATCTTGATAGCCGTGCATCTGAGATCTGTGCATCATAATAAAGGCTCAAATTTAAATAATTTTTCAGTTCTATTATATCGTTTTGATTTATCCAAAATAGTATTGTGTAATATTTCTGTTACACAGATAAAATCAAATGGACCATTGTATTCAGATATAAATACCTCATGTCCTTCATTCGACTTATCTCTGCACCATTGCCAAAAATGATCATGGTCTATAGAGTCTTTATATCCAGTAGTAGACCGATAAGGCGGATCACAATAAATAATAGAGTTAGGAGGTATTTCTAATTTATCATAAGAAGAATTTTCAAGAATTACTCCTTTCATTAGCTGTAATTGTTTTAATAAAACTCTTTTACCCCGTAAAGCGTAATTATCTCCCTTTTTATTTTTAGAAAATCCTGCAAACCATTTAGCCCCAAAGCTTACCATAAACCCTATAAATGCAACCATAGCAGGGTCCTCTAAATCCTGACTTTTTTTATAATAATGATATTCTTCCTCTGTAACTGTATCGGGCGGTATCCATCCTTTTTGTAAAGCCTTCCACATTTCTATTAGGTAATAATTTATATCATTTCCTATTCTTAACCCTTCTACTTTATCAATCATATTTCCACCTCCCATAAAAGGCTCTACATAATACTGGCCAGGTTTTCTGTTTTTTAAAATTATAGGAAGTAGATGTTTAGCTATTTTATTTTTAGATCCTAAATATTGCATAATTTTTCTTTGGTTAATAATTCTGATCTTAGCATAGTAGATAAATCCTCTGAATTATCTACTACATATACTCTGAAACCTAAAGCCATTAGTTCTTTATGAACTATATCCTGAAACTGCGTAGGCTTTTTTCCTGTAGATTTTAACTCACAATAAAACATGTGTCCGCCCGGTAAAAGAATCATTCTATCTGGAAGGCCCCTATCGAATTGAGATGATAGTTTAATACATTTACCCCCGGCATCTTTTATCCACTTTACCAGCTTACGCTCTAAAACTTTCTCAGACTCTAATATCTTAGAGGGTTCTTTTGTCTCATGTCTAGATTGAAGTGCCGTTTTTTCTAATTTACTTAGACTTTTCATTCTCTTTATATTCTTTTATAAACTTATTAAGTGTTTCTATTTCCAATTCTGACAAAATATCGTGTCCTAATCTCTTACCATTAATATAGAATATCCCTTGAATATTCACAATAGTAACTACTTTATTATTCTCCATATTTATATAAGATTTGAAAATATTAATTTCTTATAGATGGCCATTAAATCATCTGTATGCTTATCGTCATGTTTAGAAAATAACACTTTTCCGGCTATTGCAAAACACGGGTTTTGTATATTCATTTCTAAACCTTCTATATCCATTGTTAAAGATTGTAGTAAATACTTAGGAACTTTGAATATACAAACTTTTACACCATGAATCAAAAGAGGAATTCTTTCCAATATATCTCCATTAAAATCTGTAGTAAACTTATAATTTCTATGATATTCATCTACTTTTCTGTATTTAGAAATTTCAAAAGGTTTATCTTTATCTATGAATATGTCCAAGTCTCCTATTTCTCTATCCATTAGCCCCATGGCATTAAGACACATAGATCCTCCTATGGTTATACTAGGATCTATTTTCTGTAACACCTGTATGGCTTTTTTCATGTCATTAGTTATCATCAGGCTCAGTAATTTCAGTTAAACCATGTACTTGTGTAAAGGATACCATAAGCTCATCGAATTCAGAGGCAGCGTCTATATTGGGTAAAGATACTAATCTTTTATCTCCATAATATCTGGGAGGGATTATAATATCTTCCCCCTTTACTTCTTTAATGAGGTCTATGACTTCTCCATTAGATAGATGTTTTAAATATTCTATCGTGGCTTTTCTAAGTGCTTTGTTTAGTTTCATATTATTTTAATTATCTATTCCGCATTGTGCAAATGGTTCGCAATTTTCTTCATACTCGTCATTCTCATTTTTCAAATCAATAGGAGGTAATACTGTTGCTTGTTTTAGGAAATATGTAGCTGATTTATGCGATCTAAACATAGTTATTGGAAATGTCCATTCTGAAGTATCTTTATCTCCGGGCACATGATGTGAATATTTTTTTTCTAGATATGTGAATCCGTCAAAATATTGAGGAGTTACCTGAGCTATTTTTATCAGCTTTTTCTCTGATTTTTTCCAACACGTTTTACAATTACCCTCAAACCCTTCTAATTCTAATCTAAAGGGCTGCAATTTCCAATATCCGTTTATTTGTTTTTTAGTCATAGGTTTTATTTCTATACACGGATAAATAATTTTATTCTTTTTTCGGTGTATAGAAACTCTATCTATTTCGTCGGATCTTATGCCTATAGCTAAGTAATAATTAGTTCCCCAGCCTATTGATCTTATGTAAGATTTTATAGGATCTGATTTTAGATATTGAGTGCATTTAGGATGGGCGTGATTAAATAATCCATATTTCTGTACTGCTTTTTCAAATAGAGATATATCCCGGGTAGCACTTTCAAAATTTACTATTTTATGCCTTACTCCTTTTCCTCTTTCTGGGGCTATTACAGCTTCTACCCATACTATAGGAATGCCCCATTCATCCATACACTTTTTAATAAATTTTAAAGTCCTTTCATCCTCTTCTCCTGTATTCGCAAATATAAAAACCATATCCCATATACCACTGTACATTATCCAAAGAAAATAAGCCATCCAGGCAGATGTCTCTCCCCCGCTGAAAGATATAACTACTTTAGGTTTATTAGGAATCATGTGGGTCACTTTATCCCATCCCTCTATTTTTAATCCAAATCCATAAGATGCTGTAAAATCTTTAGAATAGGTAGAATAAAATATTCTATCACTATGTATAGCATCTATTCTGTAAATAGTTTTTTTATTTTTAAATTGGAAAAAACTACCATCAGGTAATCTCCTTATTTCTTTAATTTCTCCTTTTTTGAAGTCTAAAGGTCTTAGATTAATATCTTTATATTTCATAAGTATTAATTTTAATTATGTACCAAAGATATAAATAAAAATTGAATATAAAAATTATTTTTATAAAAATTTAAAATTATTTTTAAATGTTCTTTCCTTTAGCTATTCCCTCTAAATAATTAAATAGGATAATTCCTGTCAGTATCATAAATGTTATCCAATCATTTACCAGAAAATAGGCCCCAGTCATATTAATTACAAAGGCTAATATTTCTAAATACTTAAATATTTTCATTTTAATCTAATTTTCTAACATAATATTTCTGTACCCCATAATGTTTAAAATTTCGGGTAGATTTGGAAGCTTCCCAATCCGGTAGACTTCTCATAATATCATTATATTCACGAGATTTATACCTGTCCAGATCCTGCTTATTCTTGCCCATGCATTCGGTCCAAATCTCGGCCACGCATATGTATTGCCTCTGATATTTTCCTGGAATTCTTAACTCATCATCCTCTGAAAGATAAGACATTCTATCAGTTATGCCCATATCCTCCCATCCTGCCGGGAGAGGAATATTTAAAAACTTATCGATAATTCCCATACGATCATCAGACTCAGCATGTAAAAGTTGCTCCTTTTGGGCTATTATTTCCGCTTCAGGGGATAAGATTAACGGCTCATTATTTCGGTACAAATGAACAGCTTCCGCCCATACTTGGTGCAAGAATTCATCATCATTAAATACTTTCAACATCTTAGGATTATCTACTACTTTGATATCATGAACATCAATAGGATTAAAACGTCTGTTTTCTGAATCTCTCAGGAAATCCTTTGTATTGGTAGTTCCCCAAAATACGGTCTGCCTTGGATACGTCTCTGTAGTTCTGCCATACGCAGGTCTAAACTGATCTTCTCTTTTTGTGATGTAATGCTTAATACTCTCCAGATCGGCTTTTTTAAACCCGGATAGCTCGGCAATCTCCATAAGCCATACCCCGTGAAGCTGCTCCATACTTTCCTTACCGGTCCATCCCATGAAACTATCAGACGCCCATCCTTTACCTAACCAGTCTATGAATGAAGATTTTCCTGTGCCCTGCGCTTTTCCGCAAAGAACTAAAACCATATCATATTTAACCCCCGGATTATTAACTCTTGCTACTGATGCTACCAATTGTTTACGTATGGATTCTCTTGTATAAATGTTATCAGGGGCTCCGAATAAGTCAATAAGAAGAGTATCTATTCGGGGATTGCCGTCCCATTCTAAAGACTTCAGATAATCCCTAATAGGATGAAATGATTGTTTATAAAATTCCAGATTGAGGGCGTCATCAATTTTCAGAGTACCCGTTATTCCATAAATACACTCAATGTAATTTCGTATACCTGAATAATCTACATTACATATAGGCTCCGGACTATTAATTCTTCTCCAGGGCATTGTAGCAGTGATATAATTCTTATTGTCAAATAGATTAAGCCTCAGCTTACCCTTAAGACGGATATCATTACTAAAAATAAGGCTTAAATTCCCGGCAGAACTTAGATAATTTCCTTTACCGTCTACCTCCAGGTCTGTCATCCAGTCTACACTCTCTTCCTCTATAGCTTCAGAATATAGATCACTATCTTCAAAATCATATTTTGCCTCAGATACTCGCTCAGATGCTATAGTTTTACGGGTTTCTTTATCTTCCCTTACCATATCCTCCATAGCAATAAAACTCTTTAGTTTTGATCCTTCCTGAGCATCAAAATCCAAATGCCCGAATAGATGAATACGAACTAAATCCCATACATTACAAAGCTTACCGGAGCACGGATCAGTACCGTGGTGAGAATAAGCAAACTTATTATCGTAGGTAATAAGTCCGGAAGCAGTAGATCCTTTACAGTATGTATACCTACCGTCAGTAGTAGGAGTATATATTTCCGGAAGGAATTTATCTATAACCTCTTCAATAGAATAGGTTCTACAGAATGCTCCTATGATACCTTTTTTTAATTCTGGGTCCTCCTGCTTTTTAGCAGCGTTGTATATCTCAGTCATTTTAGCATCTGAAGTAGGCCACAAACTGCTATCCTTCCAATCAATATACTGTGCTAAAACTTTATCCGCATCTAGCCAGGGACCATCCTGGTATTGAAAATAATACTCTACATCTTTTGGGGTTGAGGCCCAAAACATGAGACGGTTTACATCAAACGTAGTATTATCAAATAAATCAACTCCTATCGTGCCCGCTATTTTACGGGATATCGCTACATATTCTTCCGGGCTTACGTCTCTTGATAAGGGCATGATAAGCCTATATCTCGGAGAGTCAGGGGAATGCTTATGCGTGGCATGCAGGATAGCAGCATTATCGAACATCATTTCGAAATCATCCCATAAATGAATATGAGCAAAATCTATATCTAATGTTAATAATCTTCTGTGCCCTACAGAGATTATATTTCTTTTTCCGCCTACGAGATATCCGCCTACATATCCTCCCACATCCTTTATCCGGTGCTGCTCCTGCTTAGTTGCAGCTATAAATTCTTTAAATGTTTCGGTAGTAACTACTGGAGTAGCTATTTTTTTTAAGAATTCAGACCAAAGTATGTTCTTATTTTTCCATACTTTACTCTCAGCACTTCTGCCTTCCGCTATATCTATTTTACCATCGTAAATCATAATTATACTTAGTCTTTTTTATAATATTTTGTTAAATATCCGTCAGCCGCCAAAGGTAAACCTTCCGCCCAGGAAATAGGCTCACCCATTATATTGCACATAACTCTTAAATCATCTTCAGCATCATATGAGGGAATGTCAGCTACTACCTCATCATGCACGTGCATTGCGATAGCATACCCTGCATTATTTAGCCTTTTCATGGAATCCGCCAAAATATCACGAGCAATAGCTTGCACAATATTCTCTACAAGTTTGCCTCCGTAAGTGTCTATACGAGTCCATATTTTTTTAACCTGGTCCATACCCCAATAAATTATTTTATCTACTTCCCAGGTTCTTCCGGTTTGGATATCAGTTTTAAGAATTCTATTAAGTGGAACCCAGCCTGTTAACTCTTCCTTAGTTTCTGGGTCAATACGTTTTATTTCATATTTCATTTCCTTAACAATGGATGGTTTTTGGTAAAATAACGATCTTCCTGAAGGAAGAGTAATAGTGAGTACGTTTCCATCATAATTAAATTTTATTCCGCGATAATCTGATATTTGCTCTTTTCTTTTTTTAATCGCTAGAATAGCGTTTTTCTCCATATCACTCCATAACTCTACTATATTAGGATTTGCCTCTCTCCAAGCTTTGACAATAGCCTTCATTTCCCTTTTAGAAAGTCCCATTTTATCGCCGCCCATTTTTATCATGGCTCCTACTCCTCCCTGATATCCTAGAGCTAATTCCGCTACTTTACCTTTAGCTCTCATATCAATATTAGACCCGTCATGCTCTACTCCATTTTCATCTATCCATCGAATGGTCTCAATTGGCACACCAAACATTTGAGAAGCCGAAGCCTCATAGATCATACCATGGCTGTTAAATACTTCTACTCTCCAAGGCTCAGAAGCTAACCAGGCTATTACTCTTGCCTCAATAGCTTTAAAATCTGCAACGGCAAATATATTATCATATTCTGGAATAAATGCTGTGCGGACTAATTGAGATAACACGGATCCTATATCGTCATAAGCCAGATATAATCCATTGTAATTCCCAGATCGTACCAACTCCCTGACATAATCTATTTCATCAAATCCGGTAATTTTATTCTTTTTCTTAAACTTGTTTTGTGGCAGGTTCTGCAACTGGATAAGCCTACCTGCCCATCGTCCTGTACGATTGGCCCCATAAAACTGAAAAAGTCCATGAGCCCTACCGTCATTGCAGGCACAAGCTAACATGGCCATGTATTTCTTAACCGAAGTTTTAGCCAATTTTTTTCTAAGACTTAAAACTTCATAGGCGGCAGATCCACACCCAGCTTCGTCCATAAGTACTGGTATATCGTCCTTTGTGAGGCTTTTTATTTCTTTTCCCATCTGAGAACTCAACCAGGTTTTTAGCTGGGCGGGACTGCCAGGATTAGCTAATCCTGTTAATCTCTTAAGTCTATACATTAAATCTATAGTATTTCTTTCATCTATAGCTACGGCATTTTCAGCAAACGTAAGATCTATTTTAATCCCCCTATCATTTATTTCCTGATCTAAAATATACAATTGTTGCTCAGAATCAGGTAATTTATATGCAGATAACATTTGTAGCATAGTATACTCAGCATTTACATCCTGCTTACAATATAGTTTATACTTTTCCCATTTTTCAGGATTATGATGTGGCAAATTACGAGTTCTACCTCCATTAATTTTGGTAGGTTTGACTGGAATAGAGAAATATCTTATTAATGCCTTTCCCTCTGCTTCTTTGGCAGCTTCTCCCAGGTTTAAAGCTTTAGATACATCTCCCAATGATAGCGGTAATCCACAATAAGCAGCTTTAACCGCTGAACAATGCCACTGTGAAATTGGTACTTTAATCCCTATTTGCTCAAAACATAACCTTTCAAAGGCCGCATTATGAGCGTGTTTTCTACATGCTTGGGAATACATAAGATATATAAATTCATAGGGTAAATCTTCTCCACTTGCTAAATCTACAGTTTTAATCACTCCGTCATTTATTTTATAACATACGATCAAAATTTCAAAATCTAAACTCTGAGCATACTTATAAACTCCTGACTTTGCGATATCCACCGAGCTATAAGTTTCTATATCTATGTAGAGATCTACTTCCTTATCGCTATACATGTGATTAAGATAATCATCAGCATCAAAATTTTCCATCGATGCTAAATATTCTTCTAATCCTTCTGTACTATCGTAATAACTCATATTAGATCTGAATTATCCTTTACAGGGTTTAAAATTACCGGATTGATCACACATGCCTCATGATATAGAGGAAATTCCGATTTGAAAGGCGTTACCAGAATAGGAGCTGACGGTTTATCTACTTTATCCTTATCTTTAGCAGCGTGAAAGAATTCAAATCGTAGATTAAATAATCCTTCCTCACTTTGTTTAAAGGCTTTAGAAATAGCTGTCATTTGCGGAACTGCTACCCCACATCCTCTGAAGTGAGTATTACGTTTCTGAACCTTAGTAACATCTATATTATGATCTGTAAGCGCTGGAATAATTGTACTAAAATCAGGAAATTTTTTAAACCCTCTTACCAGATTATAATCGTCCATAAGATCGTCAAATAATTTGATCTCTCTATCTTTTCCGATGATTCCAGTATAATCTTTTATAAGCACCCCATTACAAACTATACCCTCTTTAGAAAATTTAATATTTTTATTCGGAAATACAGTTAAATCCTCAGAGTTAAATACTTTGCCTTCTATATTTTTAATCTGCTCTTTATCCTTGCAGAAAGTAGACACATCAATATAACATGCCATTTTATTATTAGTAGCCATAAGCTTGCCGTTTAAAACTACAGCATAATGAAGCCAAGGTTTATCCTGGTCGGTCGATAAAAAGTCTAAGATATTTGGAAACATATTATAAAATTTTAATTATTAATTTCTTTAAGTCCTTTAGAAGTAATAACGTATTGAGTAAACGTTATTTTTGAAATTAAACCTAGCCTTTGCAGGTTTAGAATAGTGTAATGGTCCACATACTCATTATTTACGATTTTTAGTAATTCTTTTGCCATAAGTAGAGTAAAAAATCCCAGCCGACAAAGTCAGCCGGGATAAAAACTAATAACCATGAAAACTCAAATTAAACATGAGTTAGGATAAACTCCTGCAATTTTCTGTAGCTTAACGGAGTTTGTGAGAGGGACAGGATTCGAACCTGTATTTAGCCTTACCCATTTACTGGGGTATCGGAGAATCGAGCTCCTCTACTTGTTCCTTGCGTACACGCTCAGGCTAACTCTACTTCCTTTTCGGACGTTTACCAATTTCGTCACCCTCTCGATTTAAAAAGAGGCTAATTAAAGCCTCTTTTGGCATCCTTAATAAAGATCGTCATCGTCTCCGAAATCCTCTTCGGCTGAAACTCTTCCTCCTCCTAGATGTTCACCGTCTCTAGTCTTCATAAGATTATTTAATCCTAATGATACTCCCAAATAAGGCTTTTTGTCTGGATTATAGTAAAATGCATTTACCGAGGCTTTACCATAGCATCCTGAATAAAACTCGTCCGGCTGGATAATTTCGGTTACCTTTCCAGATTCAGGATCTTTTTCAACTATTCCAGGTTTAGCTTTGGACGATACTCGAATGAACCACATTCCCTCCATTGTAGGATCTCCCGGATACTCTTCGTCTCCGTCTCTAAGTTCAGCTACTTTAGCATGTTTAGGAAGTTTAGTAACCCCTAATTTTTCTAATAGAAGATCTTTTTCTGCTTCGATTGCATCCTCAATAGCTTTTACTGTTTTTTTGTCTTTTTTAGGAATAAGAAGAGATACATTGTATTTTTTCTCGTCTCCTTCTTCCATAGCGGTAGGAACCCATACGTTAGCGTAGCTAAATCTTACTTCTCCTGTAATTACTTTTGTTGGCATAATCTTTAAATTTTTAAATGTTAATAAATTTTAAATGTTGAATAATTCTTTTACAAATGTAGTTTTTATTTTTTAAATATCAAAATATTTTTTAATAAATTTTTAAAATATTTTTATGTAAAATCTCTGATGGCTGATTCAGTGCCCATAGATGGACGGCTATCTTTTTCAGAAACCAAAGAAGGTTTCCCAGGTGGCTTAACCCATAATCCTCCTAATACTTCTTTAAACTGGACTTTACCCATTAATTTCTCCATAGCTGTAATGCCGTTCAATTTATGAGTGAATATTTGTTTATCCGGGTAAATATTATCCCTAAGAGTTTCTATTACCTTTTCCTGATCCTTCCAAATTCGGTTAGACCTTCCCTCTACCAGCTTAAGCCCTTTATATGTTTTACCAGATAATGCCTGATCATGCATATACGCATGTACTGAAGTAATCCATTCTTTTATAACGGGAATTTGTAAATATAACTTAACCATTTCATCATCAGACAGAAGATTATCGGGTTTATCATTATCTGCGAATTCCATTTTAGCAGCTTCTATGCTGAATTCATAAAGTGCCCTACATTTAGGTGCTACTTTACAAAATCTACAATGGGATCCGGCTTTTAATTCTCCCTCTCCTTTAAATGCTTTTTGTGCTAATGGGGCTAGTTCATTTTTTGCCCAATTTAGCAGATCCTCTACTGTGATATCCCAAGTAGAAATATGATCTAACCGGGGTTGTACAATTGTAAGGCGGATAATATCTATCTCGTGGGTTAAGCTGTATCGCAAATAAGCTCCCAAAGCGTATAATTTTAATTGAGAGTTATCTTCTGCATCTACCTGAACCCCTTTACCGTATTTTAAATCCGTTACTTTCAGAATATATGTTTCAGAAGGATTAAGATATTGAGCTGCAACGGGCAAAATAATAGCATCACATGTCCCATATCCTTCAGGAACGTAAGCGCTAAAATTTACTTTCTCTTCAATTATAAGAGTTCCGCCTTTAGATGCTGCTAATTGTTCTAGAACATAATCCGTATATACTGCTACATGTTCTTCCATATCATCAGTATACAATTCGTGTGATCTTAGTTCAAATAGTTTCGCTTTATACGCCTGATCCGATAATATACCTTGACTTTTTTTAAGCTCTGTATCTGCAAACTCATGAGCCAAAGTACCCTCTTCTGCATGAACTGAAGTTTTAGAGGGGAATGGGTCTTCCAATCTTGCGGATGGGGTGCACTTAAGCCATCTACTTGCTCCAGAAGCGGAGAGAAGGGCGTGGGCCCTTTCCCCGTGGTTTATATCTTCTGTAGTTACTTTAGGCATTATAGCGATTTTAGGAAATCCATAAATGTAATGAAATGGGATTCGTCTAAGTTTGTTAACTTAGTAGCGCCTAATTCATTAAGTTTAGCTACGATAGCATCTCGATTGGCGTCTACTTTTGCCCCCAATTCTACTTTTAAAACATCTAAGGTTATTTCAGAATCTGTTGATTTAGATTTCTTTTTATCCTCTTTCATATCGGTTTCAGTATCATTATTCTCTTCCTTTTCCGAAGTATCCTTATCCTCCTCTTTTTCTGAAGAGTTAAAGTGTCTTAATATAAGTTTAGCTAATTTAGCATTAGTATTTTTACCTTCAGTAGCGGCCCATTCAATACCAAGAGAAGAAGCTATAACTTTAAGTTCTTCATTAGGGATAGCTTTTAATTCATCCTCCGTGTACTCGCTTACAGCCCCTGCTTTTTCTAATTCTTCTGTTTTGAATTCCTTCGTAATCATAGCTTCAGATAGAAAAGCTGTACTAGGCGCTAAGGCTTCTTTTGTCATTGAACCCACCGCAAATGCAACAGATTCAGCTACATTTTGATTATTACCCCCTAGGGCTAATGTTAATTTACCTAATAATTCCGCATCCCCCGGATTATATGTATCCAGGTCAAGTGTAAGATTAATTCTTGCCATTTTGTTTATTGTTTAAAATTAAATTGTCTAATTCTGTGAAATACTGTGATAGAGGCATTGTATTAGCATCTACGATAACTGCCTCATGAAATATAGAGTTTTTATGGAAAATCTTAGTTATCCATGTATCTCTGTCTAATTCGGCCCGGTAGTCCTCGTTTTCAAAAGCTAATGAATTATCAGAAGCCTTACGAGGTAAGTTCTTCCAGTTGCCCTGTTCAAATAGTTCATTAACAGGTATCCCAGTAAGGAATGATAATTTTGAAACCTGCTCAGTATTTAAAAGAGCTTCACCATTAATGACCCTGCTTAATGCTATCATAGGATATTTATTCTCAGGGAATAATTCCGCAGCCACTTTTTTTGTATCTAAATTATATTTCTCTATGACAGAGGATAAGATAAATTTATTCATATGATTATTTTAATTGTTACTATCCAGACTATGACATTCACACAGGCCAGAATTATAAATAATTCTGACATATTATATTTTCTCTCTTTGTGTTGAGTTGCGATCCCTATAAATCCAAAAAGGTAAAGGACATATAGAAAAGATAAAAATGCTACTGTAAATTTTTTCATGTCGTTTTGTTTACATGGCAAATATACAATTAATATTTAAAAATAAAAATAATTTTTACAAAAATTTAAAAATATTTTGCCTAAACAATAAATAAAAGTTATTGTTTAGACCTTAACTATATGAAAGTCAATATAGTTACAGGCCAAAATTACTCATTTTAAACAATAAACAATAAAACTTGCGCACCCTTATATATGTATATGCGTTTTTATATGTGTTTTTATATGTGTATTTTAGGTGTATATTATCTATATACCATAATATAAAAAGATTTAATATATTTATTGTTTTATTGTTTATAATACAAAAAAGCCCTCTGATAGAAGGGCTTTATCTTTAAACGATGTATTGTTTAAATTGTTTAAACTTGTTTAAGATTTATTCAATTCATCTTGTAATCTTAAGATTTCGGATTTTGTTCTCTCTAAAAGCTTGTATCTTTCATCTATGTAAATCTTAAAATCAGTATCGTATTCATCATAATTTTCGATGAAAGAATTAAGTAGCACCTGAGTAGATTCTATTTGTTTTAATTCAGAATCTAACGCAGTGTTAACAAATCCCCCGATACTCTCTTTTGGTGGTGTTGGCATAATATAAATTTATTTAAATTGATTTTATAATTTGTTCAAAAATAGTAGCATATGATGCAATAAGCCCCGCTTTGTCTGTGCCGTTTATACACTTTCTGGCATTTTTATAATCTTTATCTTTTAGATTAATATAATCTGATATTTTTTTACCTGTAAATGATCCATGAATAAATCCATAAATCATTATATGGAAAGCGTTTGCCGGATCCATAACTAAATCAGGATTATTTACAAAATCTACCCCCATTAATTTTGAAAACTTAGAGTAATTATCTTTCCAAGTTATCTGTACAAATCCCCTACCGTAATATGGATAATATCTTAAATTCTTTTTTCTCCATGCCTCTGCATTTGGTAGCCAGTAGGCCTCCCTCACAGGTAGAAATGTGGCTTTAGTCTCGTGAAATGTAGTAGCGAACACATATGACCATTGAGGAATAGATAGGTCCTTAAATGAGCTATCTACAAAATCTAAGAAGTTATCCAAGGCGTTAACCTCGTTTTGGTCTAATTTCCGGTTAGGATCTAATCGGGATCTGTACCCGACAAAGAAAAGTTTTCTATTTATCATTTTGATCTGAATTTAGTTAATATTTTAGTCCACCATGTAGACTTTTTAATATAGAATATTCCTACTGTAATTCCAATAATTATTACACCTATTATAATCCAGGATAAATATACTCCTAAAGTAAATTCTTTCTTTACTACTTCTATGGTCTTACTTTGTGCCTCTGTAGCTACTTTAGAAATATTGTCAACTGCTACAGCTACAGTGGATGATTTGGAGTTAATAGCTTCTGATTTACTAATACCGGTATTTGAATTATCGGACTGAGAATTTGAATTATTGTTTTTAATGACAAAATCTGCTATTCCAGATATCCCTATAGATCCTACCGTGTCACCATCTACGATATTATAGTAAATTAAAGGATTTTCTTTGTTTACTTTTCCTGATATCTCTACAGAAGATTTATTATCTTTTATACTGGCAGAATTAACAGTAGAAGACTCAATATTTTTTGATTCTTTTACACTCTCTTTAGTTTCAGCTTTTGAAGTAGATGAAGCCTCTACTTTTTTAGTCTCTGAAGACTCTGATCTTAATACTTTTTTAGTTCTGCACCCTAAGATACATATACTAATCAGTATCAGTAATACTATCTTTTTCATCCTCGGTAAAATTAAATGATTTTTCTACTTTTTTAATCGCTTTATCCTGTATAGATTTAAATATTTTATCCATAAATTTAAAAATACCAGGCTTTGATCCTGTAAGGGATTCTAAATGTCTCCCTATACTTCCAAATTCATACCCGATTATAAGGGTCCACACAATACATATGCATAGTATAGATATCATCCAGGCTGAGCCACTTATAGACGGGTAATCTTTTAGTTTAATAACTTCAGTAAATATAGATAATCCCATCATAAGAGAAGCGATAAGAATAGTAGCAAATACTTTAGCAATAGTATCTATCAATCTGTCAGCATCAAATTTTTCTTTACGAATTTTAATAGCTACTTTCTGCCCTAATATGAAGTCTATAAATATCATCCCCAGATAAATCATAATCATGAATACAGTAATGAAAATAGGGGCCCATACATTTTTCAAATCAGCATCCTTAAAGAACAAATCGTTAAGACTGCTTATCGTTATAGTAGCAAAAACAGAACTCCCGTATACTGCTATAAATACCTCGCTTTTCTTAAAGAAATTAGAAGGATTTAAAGATAATAATATCTTAAATAAGCTGCTTAAAAATGCTTTTATGAACATCGTATTAGTTTAATTAAAGTTAATCCTATAATTGAAAATAAAAATACCGGGTAAATTATACTATCGTACACCTCAAACCCAAACTTAAACATCAAAGCTAAAAAATTAAAGGTCTGTAGGAATAGAAATATAGACACCACTATTCGAGTGTAGATACAGGCGCTAAATTTACAAATTAAAAATAACAAAAATAAAGCAAATAGTAAACCCTGTACTGTTACGTGCTGCGGATACCCATTAATAAGATAATCACTTCCTTTTACGGGTCCTGTATACTCTTCAGATCTACATCTGATAAATGATATCAATTCATTTACAGCAGAGGCAAAAACTACCCCCGCTGTCATGAAATCCAATATTTTTAATTTGTTCTTCATAGGTTAATTATTTTACTCGGTTATATTCTGCTATATGTTCTGCCAGGAATATACGTAAATAATTTACAAAACTCTCTACTCCGTAGGTCATCGCATCAGAATCAAAGCTTTTAAAAGTAGGATTGAATCTAAAATTTTGACATACTTCAAACGTAGAGGCGTATAAAGCTCCTATAGATTTCATAGCAGATCCTGAGAAGCCAGGACCGTTATAATTATTAGAATTTCCTACAAAATAATCATCTGATTGAGGAATCAGGGTAGGTGCTTTGTCTTTATATTTTATAGAAATTTCTTTTATAAACACATTTGCCGCGCTTTGTCCTAATTCTGATCCTAAGTTCAGCACCCATGCCATATTGTACAATTTTGGGTCTGTCTCTGGCACACCGTGGAAATTATGAAAGTCTATCCCCATAATTGTATTAGGTGTTATTTTTCCTTGCATCCATGTATAAATAGCTTGTGACTCTATCTCAGATAAAGCGCTAGGTCCCGGATATGTAGAATCCGTAGGAGTTCCCCCTCCAGCCCAAAAAACTGGGAAATTTCTATTTAAATCCACATTGTTAAAATTCTTTCTGGATCCAGCCCCTCCTCCTGTATTCCACCCGTGAGGATTGGCAAACGGAATTATCACAAACTCAACATTAAATCTAAGATATTCTAAAAATGAATGATATTTATAGTTTGTGGTTAGTAGCTTCATAAACTCATATACCAGAAATGATGGGGTCTTCTCAAATCCATGAATAGAACAGTTTATAAATATCCTCGGTAAAGTTTGAGCGTTTTTCGCTGTAGGGTCTCCGGGGCCTAATTTGGCGGGTAAAAATGAATAGCCATATATCGGAAGCTTATTCGATGGATCTGTATCTGTAGGAGCATCTGTAGTAATAGTTTCCTTAGTCACGGTATATCCGGCAGGAGGAGAAGATACAAAAGCATCCCACTGTAATGCCCATTGTCTGCAATCCTCATAAGGACTTTTAGGTATTCCCGTTCCTGCTGTACCGGAATAACTAGGAATTAATGGGGCAGAGAAATACTCCCCAAAACTTTTAGACCTTGAAAATTTAATAAATCCTAATGGATTGTTAAACGTTTCAGATTTTAAGTAGTGGATTCTGTTTATGTTACTGTTATTTACTACTCCGCTGTTTCCTTCCAATACTCTTTGCGTATTAGGAACTTGGCTCCAATCTATTGTTACTTTTCCATAAATCGTAGAATTCGATAGCCTAGATGTGCCGGATCTTAAATAATAAGTCTTTACCCCGGAATGTAAATTAGCATCATAAGTCATAGATAATGCGTTATTAAATTCATCAGCATAAAGGAATACAGCAGGCTTAGATGTTTCAGCATAAATAAAACCTAAATAGGTTAAATTAGTACCTCCATAATTTTTACCCAGCCCATAAAGCACCACAGTAGTGTTATCTTTAACGTTATAAAATTCAGCATCTACTATGGCTTTATTCAGCCAGAATTTTTCCACCTCTGTACGAGCTGTTTGATATGTAGAAAATATATGATTGTAAATAACATCAGTAACAGCTACAGGTTTAATAGGATAATCCGTAGTTCCTGAGGCGTTAATTAATCTATAACCTTTAGCCCCAAAAACATCCTGCGAGGTTGAGTTTAGATTAAGTACATAAAATAAAATATAATCATCAACGCCTAAAGGAATAGTAGCGTTATTAGTCGCTGTTTGTGCCCTTGCTACATTAGTTCCTACATTATAAATAACAACATAATAGGTATTAACTGGAGTAGTGATAGTTTGCGCTGTTAAATTATATACTCCGGTAGCTGTAACTATTTTATTAGAAGAAGCCCCTATAAGTGTTACACTATTAGCAACTAAATCAATAGTCAAAGTAGTGGCAAAAGATGTAAGAAGAGCCGGAGCTTTAGTATAGGGTATATAAAGTTCCCAATTAGCATTGGCTCCCGGTACGGCTGAAGTTATAGCAGTTTTGGCCTTCCATAATAGACCTAGATATCTAACTACCTCTCCTGCTGCATAAGGACCTACTACAAAATCTCTAACAGCTCCCGTTTTAATATAATTCATTAAAACAGTAGCGTTATTAGCGCTAGAAGCAGAAGTAGTAGAAGTAGATGTAAATCCATCTATGACGGTAGGATTAGGAATCGCTATATTTGTAGATGTCCAAACGTTCTTAGCTCTTGAAACAATACCAATATTATTAGCAGGCACGACAATACCGCCAGTGTTAGGATAGGTTCCCGCTTCAGCAAAAGCCCACACATCCCCATTAGTCGGAATAACTGTAGAAGGTTTTATATTTCCCAAAAATACGGCTCCTGAAGTCGCTAAAGCTTTGACCTCATTGATTAGGTCTAATGTTTCTGATTTAGAAAAAGAGTCCAGTATATCTCTTTTTTCAGCATCTAATAATTCTAGAGTTGATCCTACTCTAAGGGCAGTATTCTCACCCGGTAAAGTAGCTCCTTTTATTAGCTGTATGTTTGTTTTTAATTGTTCGCTGCTCATTTTATGTTAATTTAAATAAAAGTGTTATCAAATACAGGGAAGAAAATTTTAAAAGTGAATGGATTTTCATCATCGCCACAGACACATGAAAAGTTAAATACTAATCTACGTATAGCTTCAAAAGTAGCAGGACTTCCATCGATTGTGACGTTAGAAATAGGTCCCAGATCAATAAGTTGTCCATTCTTCAAGTAGCGTAAAATAACATGATTAGCTCTATTAATTTTAGCTTCATAAGCCCTTAAAAGTACTGATGAATTAACATCCGATGTTAATCTAAAAGAATGCGAATTTAGAAGAGTTAGATTATTCATGTCATTTCTTTTTAATGGATTTATATCTAAAGCCTGTGGATACTTTTTTAGTCTTTCCACAACCGCACGAGCCTATACATCCGCAAGATAATTGACAATTACACGAATCAAAATTAGTAAAATAATCTTTGTTTAAACAAAGATATTCTTTTATGGTTTTATAAGCTTCTGAAGCTTTATTTTTATATGAAACCGCCAAACCGTTTAAATCCTTAATAGGCACAGCAGATGACCATTCATTAGTTTTGTATTTTAACCCGTTAGGGGTGTCATCAAATGGGTTAATAATTATGTAATTAGCGTAGGAGTAATATACCCACATTAGTTTTATGCCTAGATGTCTCTGTAACTTTCCATTACAATCTAAGTAAGTACCTCCAAAAATAAGATTTTGCCATTTCTGTAAGTCCCCCGGGATGGGAGTACCTTCAGGTAAATTAATTATTTCTGACCATTTAGCCATTACATCAATCATAAATCCTGTACATAATAGAGGCTCTACATCAAAAATATAAGCATCCTCTATGGATATACATAATTTATTCAAATTACAGGAAGCTGTAACCATTCCCGTGCATGCAAAATCGGTAGATTTTATAAATATAAAATTATTGTTAATCATTGGTAGGTACAGTTTTAGTTTCAACTACTATGGGAATTATATTTACTTCAAATCCGAACATACGTAATGTCTGCTCTAGCATAGATCTTTCGTACTCGTTTTGCTCCCAATAGAAAAGTTTCATTTCGGTATAAGTATCAGCAGAAGTACCAAACATAGCTCCGGATCCTGAAAACACTAAGGGCTCCGGGATATTATTAAAAGCTCCCATTATGTTCTGTCTAAGATTTTTAATAGTACTCTCAAACAATTTATCATCAAATTGCGCTTTTAATTGGTTTACTACAAAAGCTTTATCCAGATCCTTATCAATATTCTGAGGTACCTCTACTGTAAATACAGTACTTGAATTCTCAGCACCTAAGAATTCGGCTAATTCCTCATCAAATTCCTCTGCTGCATCCTCATCCTCTTCATATTTAACCACAATAGTTTTGCCTAAAAATCCTTTTCTAGTTTGGGTATTATTATAGAGTGAAATTCTAAATTCTGTATCCATATCATTATATACAGAATCGCCTAAAGGGAGGGCATATATGTATTCTGGAGTTAAATTCAAATAGTAAACTTGTCCTCTATAATTTTGGATCAACTGTTCCATAGTAGGAGAGTCTATACCCTTTAATTTACAATCATTACGCATTTGGGCCCGGATAACTTTACTATCTCTATTATATGGATAATACCATTTATCCAGATCCTCATCAGAATTTAATAATCCTCCCTCGCAATTATCTTTTAGCGCATAAATTTTACCTGGATAATCTGCGTCATCTTCTTTAGATTTAGCCATTACAACATAATCTAAAACCTCAACTGCTCCGGGTTTAAAAGCTGGGATCCCATCAATCTGAGATTTATCCATGTCCACTATATACTTGACACGAAAATATACTCCGTATTGATATGCTATACTTCTTGATGCCTTTCTAAGGATATCATTAATAAACAATCCTTTACCTACTGGAAAATTAGAGGCGTTACCCTGCCCTGCTATATATTTTGCCATAAGGTTGGCACATCTTCTACCTGTAGGAGAGTTATTTATAACTTTTTCAATCCTCAAAGGATACATATTATCCGCATCCCTGGAGTATATTTTATCAGAAGTATTTTTATCGGCTTTGATCTCTCTACTAAATAATTCAGTATTTTTAGCCCGGTAAGTTCCCGGCTCATTTTTAGCAGATGATCTTCTATTACCCAAGTCCATATTTAGGATGTTTATTAAGTTTCAAAATAAAAATAGGGTTACATATGCATTTTGATATTTAACCCTATTTTTGAGTAGTATATAAGGCTAAGATTAAACTAAATCATTTAATTCTTTTGCCTCTAAATAGGCGGATAAATCGGATTTAGATTTTAATTTCTCCCATTCCTCAACAGGATATCCTTTATCAGTTGCTGTTTGTTGTAATTCAGCAAAACTAGGAGCTTTATTACCTTTGTCCTTTACAGGTGCTTCCTCTTCGCTACCCTCTCTGTATTTAGAAGGAAGTAAAGAAAATTCTGCCTTTCTTTTGTTTAGTAACTCCTCGTCCTCTACGGCATTATCTAAATATGCTATAGCGAATTCCTCAGACATTACGTCACCATACGATCGGCTCGTAAATAGTCTATCCTGATCTTCTTTTTTAAAATTATAGGAATAGATAATATTTTTATTTTTAATTTGAAACGTTTTGTTTGACATTGTAGTATTATTTTGGGTTAAAAGTGTATCTGGATCAGATCCATTACCAAAAGCTACAAAAGCTTCCCAATGCCTATGCCCGTTTATTGATCCGCAGGTAGGACACTCAGGAAAATATCCAAAAGCCTCTTTGAACATATTTTGGTAAATAGGGTAAAGCGTGCTAGATTGTCTAACGGCTGCTTTACCCTTATTAATTATATCTTTTATTGTCATTATGGAGTAGCTGCAAACTGCTCGTTAAAATCAGCGTTAGCATCCCCTCCGGTCTGAGGCTTATAGATAAGAGGTAGCATTGACTCCTGTTCCGTGTCTTTAGATTGTAAAGGAACTACAGAAGCTCCTCCTCCTCCGGCCATATCTATAGTGAAGTCACCTGTAGATAAACCGTTTTCCCATCCGTAAATCTCTACTGTACCGTCAGCCAATTGAGCTGCTACTACAAATTTACCTCTGCCTAATTTATCTAATAGACATTTAATCTCAGATTTAATCCCAATTGCAAGGATTTGAACTAAGTGTAAATATTGAGGAAGTCCTGTTACATCAGCTGTAGTTTTAGCAGCAGTTCCAAATATAGATCCGGAAGTCTCAGGAATTTTAAACATGACACCCTTTTTGCCTGTTTTAAGTACCATTTGCACGGTATAATCGCAAAGAGTATCAAAGCTCCCCACTACAGAAGCTGTACGATCAATATCATTGAAATTGATAATTACGACTTCTTGAAAGTATTTTTTAGCTAAATTACGAATACATGATAGATCTATCTCTCCCGTAATTTCAGCGCAAATTGCTGTATTTGCCATAGTGTTATAAATTTTAAAAATTAAACGGTATTAGATTGCTAAGATGTACTCTCTTAATGGAATAGATGCACCTAAATATGCTTCTAAATCAAAATATACTTTCTTATCCTTTTTGTCATAGAAAATGTCAAGCATTTTTAACATGTCTCTTTCCTCAGTACCGATCAATAGATTTGTTTTATTGATAAGTAATACACGGTTAGGGTCAACTCTTGGATTAGTGCCACCTCCGCCGTTAAGAACTCCTACTTTATTGATGATTTTATCCCATTCAGGCATCGGTTTAATAGGGATACCGTGGAAGGCTAATTTATCAAAATAGAATGTTTTAGAAGCTACGTTATCCGGATTGATTCTCTCTACTCCGTCACAACATGAACTATCTTTTAGTTTATTTAAGAATGCCGCTAAGGTCATTGCCATCTTTTTGGTCATTCTGTACTCCATAGGCTTATCTCCTGCCCATTCCTGCTCTAAATAAAGAGCTTCCATTTGAAGCAATAGATCATAAATCTCCTGCCCTGTCATTTGTTGAGCTGCATAAGTAGCACCATTGTTTTTAGCAATAGGAACAACTAAACCAGGTACAGCCTGAGCCTGAGCAAACCATCCGTCAAAACCATTTAATAGAGGAGAAGCAGATCCTTTATCTCCAAAATATTCTACTCTCCATTTAGCGATCTCGAAAGAGTTTACCAAAAGGTCAGTAATATATTGAAGTAAAGCCGTTTTAAGATATACTCTGTCCACTTTCGCTGGATTAAGCATCTTATAGCTATTCCAAAATATAAGGAAATTATCATTAAATGTTCTTAAACAGATTGGAACTCTACAAGAAATAAGACCCAAGTCCCATTTTTGCCCTGAGTAGTTCATGTTTAAATCACATTCTGTAGTATCACAGCTCTCAGCATTGATAAATGGAAAAGCTTCATAATTAGGCTCCATATCAACGATAGGAACTAGAGACCCGTTACGAACTCCGGTTACCACAGTGTGGTCTTTTGCAATATCAGAAGCAATAAAAACCTTGTTAAAAATTAATTGTCGGTATGTTGCATTTTCCGCAGATACCAGATCATCTACTAATGGTAGAAAATCATCTACAAAATTATCAGTATATGCCATTGTATTATAGTTTTAAAATTATTTAATGTTGGCAAATAGATTACGAGTTGGTACGTCCTTATCTGCTTTAGATTTATTTTCTCTTTCCGGAGTCTCAGGATCTTCGTCCATGTCTTCCTCTTCCGTTTGAATAGCTGCAAATCGGGTTAATAAGTTTTTAGACGTTTTAAGGTCTTTTTTCAGATTAGAGATCTCCATTTTGTTGGTAGCAGCCTCAGCTTTTAGAGTTTCATTTTCAGCTTTTAACGCTGCATTCTCAGTAGCCAAATCATCTGAGTTTTCTACGGCTGGGATAATCTCTGTTAATTCTTCCCCGGTGAATTTGTAGGTTTCTCCTGTAGCCATTACATACTCTCCATTATTGGAATCTCCGGCAGGATTACCTCCAAATGTAGCTTTATCACCTACAGCAGGAGTATCTGCATCGGTCAATTCGTAAAAATCCAGTTCTTCGCTGGTAGCGGTATAGACTATTTTATTTTTTTTCGTCTCAATACCTAAGAACTTATTAGCCGCTTTTACAACGTCAGCTATTAGCCCTTTTTTGTCTTTTTCGCTCATATCGTTAGTATTATTGTTAGTTTGATTAGTTCGGTTAGCCCTCCATGAATTAAAAACCTCTTTGTCTACAGGTACCATGGCATCCTCTAATTCAGTATAAAATCCATATTCCATACATTGCTCTGGAGTTAGCCAGGTATTTTCGTCCATTAAAGATAGGGCCACATCTTTTGTAATATTGGTTCTTTGCTCGTATTGGGTAGCTATAAGATCATCAGTCCTGGATAGATCCTCATAAAGTTTGGAGGCCTTCTTTTTGTCTATGTCCTCCCAGGTCCAGGTCCAGGCATTATGGATGAAAGGCTCAGCAAATCCATTCCCTATACGCTTATCACCTGCCAGGAATATAGTTACTCCAATAGAGCAGCAATACCCGTCAATTCTGGTGGTAAGATTTATATTTTTTTCCTTTTGAAATCTGCGAAGTTTATTATAGATAGAAAACCCTGTAATAGTACATCCTCCGGGTGAATGAATGTTAACTATAAGCTCGTCACCCTCCTTAATGTCAGATAACGCCTCTAAGGATTTGTTAAGATCAGAAAGATCGTATTCAAATCCGCCCTCCCACCATTTAAATGGGACAATTTCTCCATATATAGAAATTTCTGGCATAAGTATTATATTTTTACAAAGATTTAAAATTTAATCTATATATTTGTATAAACTATTTTCCAATGACATAACCGCGCACGGAATTAAAAATCAGATAATTAGAATATTAATATCTTTAAAATTTGCAAATATGATAGACAAGAAAACAATTTATTTGGACCTACATAAACTATCCGGGGAGGACATAAAGAATGTTTATTCCTATTTAAAAGAAAAAGGAGAGCCCATAGCCTGCGATTATATGGGTAACAGATATCTAGCTTATAATATCAATTTAGTAAAAGGATGGAACGATTTCAAAGAAGTTTATAATAAAAAAGAAATTACTTTGGATAAGTTTTATGGTATGTTTAGAAAAAGAATAGAATTTGCTTATTTTTCAGATATGGATATGTTTAATGAATGGTATGATGAAGACAAAATAGAAATAATTTCTATGACTTATGAATTTCAATGCGAAAGACATTTAGTATACTATAAAGAAAAAGCCTCTTAATTAAGAGGCTTTTATATTTCAGAATCTAAAATAACTAATGCACTGGAGACAGTCCTGAGTGATACTTTGCAATGCTCAGCGGTTACCGCCTTACGCTCCATAATATCCGGTATGGATTTGTAGGTTTTGTAAGTGGCGTAAATTACTAGATAATCTAAAGCAGTATTAATATTTTTAATTCCTCCTTTATTAAGTTTATAGAGTAAAGATATGTTATTCTCTATAAGATCTAAAACTTTTATTTTATTCTCCATTCCAGTACTCACATTTTTTTACGTCCTGTCTTAACTTGAAAGATAATACACATCCGCCGCAATGACTACACATTCTACCGGATATCTCCGGAATCTGTTTATCTGTTTCATGCATACTTTTTACAGGATCCTCTACATTGAATTCACAGGATTTACAATGATTATCATATCGCAATTTAGCAATTTTATAATTAATCCCCAAATAAAAAAATGTCATTCCCTGAATAATAGCCTTAGTAGACTTTATCAGATCGGGGCTAGTTTCTGAGGCTAACCCCTCTTTTAATCTATTAATTTTATCCCACATAATTATCCAAAATTAGCCCCCATACGAATAGAGGTGTTATCTGCCATATCTCCTATCCCGGCCTGGGATCCAGCGTAAATAGCATCTGCTACCAAAGATACGGAATTATCATCTAACATCACTGTAACACTTGACCCCATTATGGCATTTTGTACACTTGGAATGCTTGAAACTCCTACAGCGCCTCCGTTAAAATATCCTCCATATGTAGGTCTCATGGCATTAGCTACTGCTGCACCCCCTACTGCTGCTACATCGGCTTGACTCCAGACTACCTCTCCTTTATGAACTATCCCGGCCGGTTGATATTTACCCCCATCCCCTGTATATCCTCCATCAGCAAAACCAGGTTGAACTGATACAATTTTAGCCACTTGTGCTAATCCTAAAGCGATCTGTACTGCCGACATAGCCCATCCCACAGGACCGGGGAATTCAGCTAAGGTTTTAGTAACAGAAAGATAAGTAGATATCGCGGCTTCTGCTACTGCCATAGCTTTGTATGCTAGAGTATTCTCTTTGAATAGTCCTTTTGCCTGGCTGAAAGTTCCGGCTATGGCTTGTAGTTTAGCATTCTCCGCTGCTTGCTGAATTTGTTTAGTTTTTTCAGCGTAAGTAGCTTGCATAAGCTGTAACTGATCTAACTGATTCTGTAGTCTTAACTTTTCGTTTTCATCATCGGTGGCCTGAAGTTGATCTGCTAATTCTTTTCGGGCTAAACCTATCTCCATTTGCAAATCATAATTAGCCTGATCCTCTTCTAAAAGAATGCCATTCTTTTTAAGAAACTCCTCTACTTCTAATTGTGTTTGTTGCTCTAATTGTAATTTTCTAATTTCTAATTCTTGGCCCCCCTGAGCTTCCAACATTAATATTTCTTGCTGATACTGAATGGCCCGGGCTAAACGTTGCTGTTCTAAAAGGTCGTCATTAAACTGTTTATTAGTTTCTTTTTTCTTTTCTGCTACTTGTTTATCTATCTCTGCATCAGCAGCTGCTGTTTCACGAGAAAGAATAGATATACTCATTTTTAAAGTAGCTACATCATCAAGCTCAATCTGATTTAATACTTTCTTTTTTTCCAGCTCATCTATTTTTTGCTGAATGGCTAACTCTTTGGATTCTTTTTCTAAACGGTTAGCCTCTTTTTGTTTCTTGGCAACCTCATCAAAATAATCTAACTGATCCTTTAATTTTTGTTCTGTTAATTTTTTATCATCCTTATACTTCTCAGAGTTAATACGGATATATTCTGCTAGTTCTCCTTTAGCAATATCTGTAGATTGTTGAGCTTTATCTCTTTCAATATCTAAAGATTTTTTAGCTAAATCATTGGCCTCTTTTTCTGCCTCAGCTGCTGCTTTTTTAGCATCGGCTAATCTTTTAGTTTCAGCTTTTTTACGCTCTGCCTCTGCTGCTTTAGCTGCATCAGCCGCTGCCTTGGCTTCAGCATCTCCGGTAGCTCCTGTAGTTTTATTATTTGCTTTTTTTGCCTCGGCTTCATCTTCTAATTTTTGGGCCTCAGCTCTTGCTGCATTTTGGGCTTTTATTAAATTTACATTCTTAGTATTGATAGATGCTAAGTAATCATCAACTTTAGAAAGAGAATTTAATGTATCTGAGTTAAAATTTCTGATCTGATTCTTAAGATCTCCATAAGAAGATTTAGCCCCCTCAATATCTAAAGTAAAAGCTTTTTTAAGGACATCCCCAGCCGTGGATCCTAATTGGGCTATCCTATCAATGTCACTCCCTATAGATTTAGAAACTTCCTTAAATCCTTTAGGAATAGCTTTAAAAACATCTATTGTATTTCTACCAAATAACTGAAAGCCGTTACCTGCTCCTTGAAGGAATTCAGAAACATATCCTAAGGATCTATAGAATCCTATCTGTATATTTTTCCAAAGTACATCCAAATCCTTGCGCATAGTTCTGACAGAATCAGAGGAAAACGCCTCGTCTTTTGCTTTAGCTACTTCCAGATTTAAATTAGCTAACTCTATAGTTTTTTTCTGAAGTTCTGTAAGATTACCACTTGTTATATCCTGAGCTTTATTAAGCGCATCAAATATAACTAAAGCTCCTCCGGCATCCTCGCCCGCACCTTTAAATAAATCTGCGGTAAGTTGTGCCTGCTGTTGCTGGTTTAAATTAGTTTTTTCTGCTTTATCTGCTATTTCATCCAAAGCCTGTGCTACAGTAGTTCGCCCTTGCTGAACTCGTTTTAAAAGTTCATCAGAGAACGGAGCGCCAAAAGCATTAATTAGGGCATCCCTGGTGGATTTAGTTTGTTCATTTAAAGCAAGGCCAGCCTCTTTAATAGCATCTGGTAATTTATCAGAATAGATACCTAAATTAATACCGGTATTTAAAATATTTATGAATTGCTGAGCGCTGTATCCGTTTTGAGCAAATAAGGCCCCATATTCTTTAATACTATCCCCAAACTCATCATTAGCAGCCCCTCCTCTTGATAGCCCCTCTACATACGTATTCCATGCCTCAGTAGATGAAATTTTAAAATCATCCATTAGAGCATCAATTTCCGTTATGGCATCTTCAAATGATTTTGTATCAAAAGTTTCAGCAATAGCAGTACCTGCCTGTCTTAACTGATTTGTTAATTCTCCGGTAGACCCCGCCAATTGTTCTACCTGTTTATTAGCTTCTGCTATTTCATTATTATGCTCTATAAGTTCTTTAGTATATAAAACTACTCCCGCCAATAGAATAAGCCAAGGATTTGCAGCTAATGTAGCATAAAGCTCCTTAGCCATAGTTTTTAAATTCCCAAAACTTTCTTTTATCCCGTCTACCCCTTCGGTAACATTTCCAGATAAAAGAGTATCAAAGCTATCAGATATATCTCCAAAAGCATCTTTAATGGCATTACGGTAATCTCCTACGCTTCTCTGATTATCTCCTACTGCCCCGTCTAGTTCTTTAAACCTATCGTTAAGGGAATTAGCGGCTGCACTCGCATCCTCCCATTGTTTTTTTAAAGCTAAATAAGCCTCAGATGTAGTATCTCCACTACGCTCCATTATTACTAATTCAGCCCCGAGATTTTTAGCTTCTAATTTTAGGGCATTAAGTTCCTTGTTAAGATCTTTATATGCGGTAGAATTTTCACTAGCTGCGGTACGCCCCCCTTCCATAAGAGTGTTTAAATTCCTATTCTCTTGTTGAAGGGATTTCATAGATCTTTCAAGCTCTAGATTAGTTTTAATAAGATCTGTTTGAGAATTGACAATTTCATCAGTACGCTTTTTAGTCTCTTCCATCTCCTTATTAACCTCATCCATAGCAGCCATATAATCCTCTTCTGATATGGTACCTTCCTGTAAAGCTTTATTAAGCTCATTCTGCATCTCCTTGAGAAGCACTACAGTTTTGGCAGCCTCCTGTATTTCTTTAGATTGCTGCTTTAATATATCTTTATTAAATTTCAAAGCATTAGAATATCCCTCTAACTGCTTTCTATTGTCTATAAGTTGCTTCTCTATGGCTGAAATATCCCAGCTAAAAGACCCTAAATCTATATTTTCCCCGTTATTTGCCATAACTTAGTACTTTTATTTTCTCCAAAATCCCTATTTTCCAGTGTTCCGCAACCTTAGGTAATAGATTTTGATAGTATAAAAGCATAGAATCTACCGTTGAAACCCTTATATCATCTATAATTTCATATTCCGGTAGTATATTTTCTACAAAAATATCAATTTTTGCAATACCATTTTCCAAAATATAGGCTCTATTTCCGCTAGGAGAAAATCTGGAATAAGTAAAATAGGTATGAATATCCCCGGGAATGCCTTTTAAATTGTTAACTACTATATCTAAATCATTAGGTTTTGATAAATATAGTCCATGAACTACTAAGGCAGTAGACCCTACCACTACAAAATCCGATTTTATAGAGGTTATCTCCTGACAATAGTCTATAATATTATGTACAGTCTCCCAGCTCATTGATAGTAGCACTTGATGATATAGATCCTTCAGCGGCACAAACGGTATGCGTATGGGTAGACCCCGGACTAGTCCCATTAAATACATAGGATTGAGAATTATTACTACAGTCTATCCAATAAATTTGCATACTATCCCCAGATCCAAGGAATTGAGAGCATTCATAATTTTTACAGGTAAGAACTATGCGCTTATATTTCAAAATATTACTGTATACTATGAACCCATTTTGAGAAACACCCTGTAATCTAAATGAATTATCCCCTACAGTTACCGGAGCTGTATATGGATTTGATCCTGATCCTAGACTTATGAATCCGGACCCGGTATCTACCTGCCAATCAAAAGTTATAAGAGGATCATCCGCAGGATTAGCCATACCTGATATTTTTAAAATGGCAGAAGCTTCTACTCCTAATTTATCTCCGTTGCTATTATCATTCCACACTACGGTTAATGCATAATCCTGGGGGTCTATAGGATCTGTAGGGATTATAACCCCGTTAGGGTCCCATTTAACCCGGATAAATTCTCCTTTAGTTGTATCATCCCCATCATAGGTAATCTTATTTATTAAATAATACTGCTGTTCCTGAGTGAAATAATACAGTTTCTTAAGATCCAAGGTTATAACATCTAACGGATGAAGATATAAATTAATAGTATGCAGACGAGAATCATTTAAAACTTTTCCATAATCTACATAAAACGTATTTATAAGTTCCTGCCAGGTTAATCCCGTAAAGTCCGCAAAAGGAACAGAAGCTACAGTTTGTGAAATTCCTAAAGTCTTAGATCCTATCTTAACTGTAGTATTAATACTGTTTGCTTTTACCAAATGGAAACGTTTATCTAACCCTTTGTAATTAATAGTTTGTCCTCCGCTATCTTCTTTTATCTCCTTATCATACAATTTAAATACCTGCATAGATTTATACCCGAAGGAGCCAAAATAAAACATAACAGGATCTTTTTCTGGGCTATACATTTTAGATTTAAAAACATCGGTAGACTCTTTTATATTCAGGTTATTTATAATTATGGATCCATTATTATAATCTCCCTCCTTATCATTATACTGATAGGAGAATACATTTCTTTGTGCGTATGAATTGTAGACATACAACTCGTTGGTACGCCCCATGTATTTATCGGTCCAATCCTCTATCTCAGCAGATACTAATCTCTCGGACATTAACATATAATCTATATTTCGACTATGCTCATCAGTAAAAGGAGTAAGTCCGAATATATTTAACATTTCTGTTATAAAGTCGGTAATTTTAAAAGCTTTTAGCTCGTCTGAAAAAGATACTGATCCTCCTGTGAATTTATATATTTTAAAATTAAAATCGGTGGTCCAATTAACGCCCCCATTAGATAGCCATAACATGCTATAAAAAGACATTATATCTCCCTGAGTTAAATGTACTATCGTTTCCGTTTTTACATGTTGAGATTTCCTAGGAAAACTCCCTAAGGGAATGCTTGACCTTTCAGACATGGGGACACTTTCCTGATTTATTGAAGCATAATAGTTTAACATCTTCCCATCATTATACTCTGGGATAGTGATATCAGCTTCAAAGACTATTTTATAATCTCCTGTTTCCGGAACTATGAATTCTTTATTATCTACCAGGTCCGGAGAATTAAGCTGCCTATACCAATTGTTTGGGTTATCTGTAGGTACATTCACATTCTCTATGAATTGTGATCCGCTCGCATCCTCTTTTAATTCGGTATTATCAACGGGAATAGGTTTAGGGTAAGTAATCCAAAGATTATTAAATTTAGGACTATCAAACAAGGCGCCGGTATAAGTGAAATTAAAGGTACTGTGAATTTTATCCCAGAGATATTTTACATTTACTGAAGGAACTAAGTAGTCTATATTAATCGTATCTCCATCAGTTCCGTAATGAGTAAGTCCGTTATAATCTGTAATAAGATAACGGTAGTTAGGATTAGTAAAAGATGCGATTACAGAAGCTAAATTTTTATTATGATCTATTTCTGATAAATTTAAATCAGCCCCTAAAGTTTTATTTTCAATGGATTTAAAAAAGTCTATAACTCCAGCATAGATATAAATTTTATACTCATCATCTGTGGACTTTATATTTAACCACCCTTTAACCATAATAGGGAACCCATCAATACACACCATACAGTTAGGCTTTTGGTAAGGATATGGGGAAGTATCAGAGGGAATACCTAAGCCTCCTAATATTTGGATATTCCTAGAGGTTCTGGGAATAGAATAGCTATTAGTATAGGTAGCCTGTCTATCTTTTACCTCAGCAATATCATTCGCTTGGATATTGTACTTTAGTTTTTTATCTGGATAAAGATCCAGACTAATCCCGTTAAAAAATATTTGAGTTATAAACATATTACAAATCTCTATTTATATACGTAGGTAAGATATAATCTATCTCATTTGTATAGCTCATATCTATTGTGTTTAATATGGCATCATTACTATTTGATAATTGTAGTCTATGCCAGCTGCTTGCTTCATCTACTCCAGCAGGATCATACATTTGAATCTCCGGAGAAGATATAAGGTCTAAAATTATGGGTTGAAGTTCGGCCGGAGTTTTAGTCTTAAGGGTTATCTCTCTTACTGTATCAGTACCTGTATTGCGGCTAACATCAGCACGTAACTGCATAGGGATCTGAGATATTATGTTTTTGCCTTTAACTTTTGGTTTTATCTCACTAACCTCAAATACCCAAAATTGATATCCTCCCAAGGAATTAAGAAATCTTATAATTTTAGCATTACAGGATTCTAGTAAATTCATTTTGAAAGTGTCAGAAGCAACAGGAATATAATCTATTATTGCGTTGCCTTGTATTTTGTTAGCGTATCCTGGCAAAAGAATTCCTCTCCAGTCTACCCACTTAGAAATAACAAGAGGAAAGCCATCAGAAAGATACCATTCATCGATATTATTTTTATCTCTTCCTCCTCGGATGAAATATTTTGATACGGTGATTAATTCCGTTGTATTGTCCTGAAACATTACAGTAAATTCTAATTGATATTGCCCTATGGTGTTATGTGATGGAGCATCTGGATAAGGTTGTAAAGGTCTAATGGTTTGAGATACATTGAATCTAAAAACATTAGAAGTATCAGGGTATAATCTAAGTATAGGTAAAGTAACTGTAGTAGTTAAATTTGTTACTTTTAAATCTAACCTTATTGGTACTTTAGGAAAGTCAGATACTTGTAGCCAAATATCATTCCCGGCCAAATAGTAATTATTTTCTAGTCCTGCGATTGTCATAGTATACGTGCTATTTTGATAAATATAATTGAAAATCCTACTATAACTAAATATATAAATAGATTACCAAACCCAAAACCTTGTTTTACTGGAATGGGATTACCTTTTATTATTTTACTTTTATCTATTTTCATATCTAAATATTTCTAAATGCGTCTGCTGCATTACGCTGGAGGGCTTCTACTACTTTAGGCTGAACTATCATTCGTATTTTATCTTCGATAAATTTTACGGTGTCCGGCTCGGTAAGAACTTCTAATAAATCGGATCCTCCTTTACGTTTCCAGGTAGTACCTTTTTTAGCTATTGACATGGCTACCGCTATAGGATCCGCAGCAATGCCTTTATTTTTAACCCATTCCTTGATAAAAGTATTTCCAGCCCAAACTGCCCACCGTCTTAAAGCTTCTATGCTTTGATCCTGATTAGGTCCTCTACCTCTTACGAGATAGTAAGTATAATCTCTGCCTCGGATAACTGCCTCTCTATTATTGGATGCTACTACCTCCAGACTCTTTATCCATTCACCAGAAGCATTCATATCTAACTCTAAGAATCTAGGAATTAGAAACCTCTCTACTACTTCCCCTATGACAAGTAATATATCTTCATTGGTTAAAAATTGATAGTTAGCCATAAATAAAAAGGCACCCCATGTAGGGTGCCTCAAATATAATAAAAAATAAATTAACTAAGGTACTTTAGTAATAAATACTATTTCTTTGATGTTTATTATATATTCTGTCTTTCCATCAAGTTGGAACATTTGAAAGTCATTACACCCAGATTCTAAACGAGAATTTATAATTTCTATTATTTCTTGAGTTACATCCAGATGCGATCCGTTTTTAAAGTGTATTCTTTTCATTATTTAAACGTTTGTATTTTGGAAGGGTTCTAACGCTTTCTCAATAGCAGCTTTGGATTTAGCATCAGTGGCATTCACTTTATAGTATCCTTTCTGAAGTGCCGTTTTAAGTTTCATATACTTAAGGAAATATCCCCCTTCAGTTGGAATTTTTGCCACTACTACTTTTTTAAGATGCCCGTGTAAAGGATGAGTAGATGCTATTTTACCTACTACTTTTACTCCTGGAACTATTACCGTTCCTGATTTCTTATCTACTATTCTGCCTAGTGTTATTCTAGGTCTACGCTGCTCTTTAGAGCTTCTGTAATTTTGTTCTGTTGTTTGCATAATATAAAATTTATTTGTTAGTTTCTAAATAATTAAGCCTGTCAAGTTCGGCAGCTAATAGTGCCGCTGCTATTCGGATCCTATCCTTTTTATCTTTAAGCGCTAATTTGGTAAACCATTCCTTGTCCCATCCCTTAGGACAAACAACCCCGTATTGTCTTACATCTAGGGGATAATCATCATAATCTATTTTTAATAGTTCATAGGCAGCCGATATTAATTGCTCCGCACCATAATATTCTGGATGCTCTGCCTGGAATTCTGCGCTAAACCCGTATTTGTCTATCTGTTTTCTTCTCTCTTGTAAAATGGCTTTTACACCTTCGCTTAAATCTAATTCATTCATAATTTTATTTGTTAATGATTACATGGCAAAGATAGGAATTAATTTTGAACTACAAAATATTTTTTAAATTTTTCTAAAATTATTTTTTAATATCAAATATTATATGTATCTTTGACATGTAATTAAAACCCATTACAGTATTATGAAAGCAATTTTAAAAACAAAAGCAGGAAGCGCATACAGCGCATTTAACGGACACACTTTCCAAGTGGTTGAATTTAATAACTCTTATATATCTCTACAGGGATTAGGATTTAGTTCTACTTCGTTAGTAGATTTTACATTTACTGAGGT